CTACGGCCTGGTGAAAGATGCCGACGTCAGCGGCCCGCGGCTGTTGGGAATTGTTGGGATCGCGGAGGCCATCGCTGTCGGCGCCGCGGCGCACCTGGCGGCCAACGACCTCAGCGCGTCTCGCGTGCTCGAGGAGCTGCGCCGCATCGCGTTCGCCAACGTGCGCGAGTATTTCGAGGACACCGGCGACGCGAAACACCCGCACAGCCTCAGTGTCGAGCAAGGCGCCGCGCTCGCCGGCTTCGAGGTCCTGATCAAGAACGCGAAGGCCGGCGACGGCGTCACCGACACGATCCACAAGTTCAAGCTCTGGGACAAAGTGAAATCCCTCGAGCTGCTCGCGAAGCACTTCCACCTGGTCGACGAAGTCCTGACCATCGACACGGTCAAGGCCGATGAGCGGGTCGCGCGCCTGGCGGCCGCGCGGAAGCGCACCACATGAGCGCGGGCTGGCGGGCCGCGACGCACGTGGCCGCCGGTGCCCAGAAACGGACCGCGGAGACGACCGCGACGGTCGAAGCCGACATCGAGCGCTGGGTCGCGAGCTGCTACTTCGATCCGCTCAAGTTCGTGCGCGGCGCGTATCCCTGGGGGGACCCCGGGCCCCTCGCCGACGAAACCGGGCCCGACGACAATCAAACCGAATTCCTCACGGAACTGGGCCGCGAGGTGACGGCGCGCGCGTTCGACGGCCTGGCGCCCGTCATGCCGGTCCTGATGGGGGAGACCTCGGGCCACGGCACCGGCAAGAGCGCGCTCGGCGCGTGGATCGCGGACTGGATCCGGTCCACCCGCCCGCACTCGATCGGCACGGTCACCGCGGGCACGGCGACACAGCTCGAGGAGCGCACCTGGGCGGCGATTCTGTTCTGGGGCAAGCTCTCGATCACCGCGCCGTGGTGGGACTTTCAGTCGCGTGGCATCTACTCTAAAGACTACCCGTCGACCTGGAAGGTCGTCGCGCAAACCAGCAAAGACCAGAACGCGCAGAGCTTCGCCGGCCAGCACGCGAAGACGTCGACGTCGTGGTACCTGTTCGACGAGGCCAGCGAGATCGGCGACAAGATTTTCGAAACCGCGTACGGGGGGCTCACCGACGGCGAGCCGATGATGTTCGTCTGGGGCCAGATGGTCCGGAACACCGGCGAGTTCTACCGCGTGAGTTTCGGCAGCCTCGCCGCGCGCTGGAATCATCGCCGCGTGGACAGCCGCTCGAGCCGCTTCACCAACAAAGCGCTCATCGAGCAGTGGATCCTCGACTACGGCATCGACAGCGACTACATCAAGGTGCGCGTGCTCGGCCTCCCGCCGAGCGCGAACGAGCTGCAGTACATCGACAAGGCGCGGATCGACCTGGCGCGCGCCCGCGTGATGGTGCCGCTGCCCGACGATCCGTTGATTGCCGGCTTCGACGTCTCGGGCGGGGGGAAGGCCTGGAACGTGATCCGCTTCCGCCGTGGCCTCTGCGGCAACCCGCTGGGCGCCGACGGCAAGCCGCTGGGCCCCATCCGGATGCCGGGCGAGAAGGACCCCGATCGATCGGCCCGCATCGCGCTCTGCGCGGAGCTGCTCACCGATCGCCGACCAGGGCACGAGCTCGCCGCCCTGTTTGTCGACGCCGCCTTCGGCGCCGCGATCGTCTCGCGGCTGCACGCGCTCAAGTTCACCAACGTCCACGAGATCAACTTCGGCGGCGAGAGTCCGGACCCGCACGACTACAACCGCCGCGCCAACATGGCCCGCAAGTGCAAGGACTACCTGCTCCTCGGGTCACTGCCGGACGAGGACCGCCTCTGCGAGCAGCTCGGCCTCGCCGGCTATCACCACACCAAGGGCAAGCTCGTGATGGAATCGAAAGAGAGCATCCAAGCGCGCGGGGAAGCGAGCCCGGACGACAGCGACGCCTTCTGGTTGACCTTCGCGAGCGCCGTCGCGGTTCCACAAAAACCCACCACCCCCGCGCCGGCGCCGCCGTCGTCGCGATGGGGCTGAGGGCTATGGTGAAGGGCATGGACGAACAGGCGATTGAACGCGCCGGCCGGCACGTCGCGCACCTGGACCTCGCGGATCACATCCTCAGCTGGGACAAGAAACAGGCGCGCGAGATCGTCGAGGTGACGCCCGGCCCGCTGGGGGCGGCGATCACCGGCTTCGACGCGAACCAGTACCGGATCGTGCCGAACCCCGACGCCCGGCGCTGCCCGGTGCATCCCGCGCACGGCCTCCTCCAGATGCACGCGAGCGGGTCGCAGCTGATGTGCTGCACCGCGCGGCCGACGCCGTGCGACTACGCGGAGCCGGTGAGCCGCTGATGCCCGATGGCCGGCTGCAGCGCACGCGCGACGTGTACCCCAGCGATCAGTTCCCGACGCTCGAGCAGGTCTATGACGCGCTGCCGAGATTGCCGCCGCGTCGGTGCCGTCTCGTCGTCAACCCGACGACCCATCAGATCGAGCGCGTGTACGAGCCCGAGCGCTTCGTCCCGCGTGACTGGAATGTGATCGAAGGCGACCACTGATGTGCCCCTCAGCCGACGCTTCCGCCACCGCCGCGACGACTGGGTCGTACATGGCCAGTTACACGCTATGAGCACGATTGCCTGTCCCGTCTGCGGCACCACGGCGGAGCCCGCCGCGCAGGTCGGGGTGATCCTGATCTGCGCGAATCCCACGTGCGGCGCCTCGCTCGTCCAGGAGAGCGGCCTCGAGGGCGACACCGTCCGCCGCGCGACGGCCGCCGACACGACGGTGCTGACTCCCGCGGAGCTGCAGGCCCTGCGCAGCGCTCGCAGGCGGACCCGATGAACGGCGCCGAACAGCGCGAACGGTTCTCCGCGACCCAGCGGCTCGAGAAGCGCCTCGAGGACCTCGAGCTCGTGGTCGAGACGATGGCCGTCGAGACCGTGAAGGGCGGCACCGCGCACCACCACCAGATCGCGGCCCTCGGCGAGGCGATGCACACCGGGCTCGACAACGCCCTCACCCGGCACGTCGCGCTCGCGGAGGCCTTCCTCGCCTTCGAACACCGGACTCTCTGGCAGCGCCTGCGCTGGCTGGTGCGAGGCGCGCGATGAAGGAACTGATCGCGTTCGTGTATCAGCGCGGCGTCGCGGCCAACACGCTCGACGTCGCCGTCACGCTCGTCCGTCGTGACTGGAAACCGCGCCCGACGCCCCTCGCGCATGCCCTGCTCCACGAGCGGCAGCGCCTCGATCCGACGTGGCTCGCACGTCAGCTGGCAGGCGCCTGATGGCCGACTATCCCGATCCCGACAAAGCCAACGACCCCGAGCCCGGGTCGGACGAGGCGATCCTCAAAGACATCCTCGACGACTACGACTACGACGTCGCCAACTGGGCGCCGATCCGCCTGCAGGCCAACATCGACGTCGAGTACGCCAGCAACAACACCTGGGACGAGGCCGACACCACGCTGCGCGGCAACCGGCCGATGGTCAACCTCGATCAGCTCTCGCAGTACCGCAACCAGGTCGAGAACACCGTCCGCCAGAACAAGCGCGGCGTGAAGGTCTCGCCGGCGGGGAAGGGCGCGACCCCGGAGAGCGCCGAGCTGCGCGCGAACCGCATCCGCGAGATCGAATACCAGTCGCACGCGCAGGAGGCCTACAGCCAGGCGTTCTCGGATTGCCTGACGCGCGGCTTCGGCTGGGCGCGCATCGTCGCCGAGTACGAGGACGAGGACAGCGACAACCAGGTGTTTCGGACCAAGAGCATCCCGAACCCCAGCCAGGTCGTCCCGGACACCGATGGCCAGAGCACCAGCGGCCGCGACTGGACCCGGTGCGTGTTCCTCGATTCGCTGAGCCACCGCGAGTTCAAGAAGGCCTATCCGGACGCCGCGATCCGCGACTTCGACCCCGAGACGATCGCGGCCGCGCCCAAGGGCTGGCTCACGCCGACGCGCGTCCAGGTCGCCGAGGCGTGGCGCGTGACGGAGACCCCGAACCCGCGCGGGACGGGCAAGCCGACGCGGGAAGTCTGCATGTACCTCACGAATGGGCTCGAGCTCCTGGCGAAGCGAGGGGAACCGAAGAAGCATCCGTGGAAGGGCAAGTACATCCCCTTCGGCGCGTGCCTCGGGCGCATCGTCTACAAGGACAGCGCCGACGGCGCGAGCCAGAAACTGATCCAGTCCTACATCCGGTTCGCGCGCGACGCCGCGAAGACGTTCAACTGGACCTGGTCGACGATCCTCGAGAAGCTCGCGCTCCCGGTGAAGGCCTCGCTCATGGGCTACAAGGGCCAGGCCGACCAGGACACGATCACCAAGATCACGCAGGCGACCCAGACGCACGTCCCCTGGCTCGAGTTCAACGCGGTGATGGACGCGACGGGCACCGCGGTCCTCCCGCTGCCGCAGTACGGCACCCGCGAGCCCGACATCCAGGCGGACCTGATGGTCGCCGAAGCCTGTTCGCGCAACATCCAGAACGCGCTCGGCCACTTCAACGCGCAGGACGCGCGGCTCGGCGCGAGCAAGGTCACTAGCGGCACGGCGCTGCAGGAGCTGAAGCGCGCCGGCGATCTGGGCAGCTTCGATTTCCAGGATCACTACGACGACTTCCTCAAGTTCCTCGGCGAGCAGTACGACGACCTGCTCGGGCACTACGACGACGCGACGAAAGAGGTCGCGACCCGACTGCCGAACGGCGACGTGAAGATGGTTCCGATCAACCAGATGACGGGCCGCGCGCGCTCGGGCGCGCCCGCCTACGCGCCGACCGATCTGCGCATGGACCCGACCCAGAAGCACACCATCGCGATCAACACCGGCCCCGCCTCCGATACGCAGCGCGACGCCGGGAAAGATGCGGCGATGACCTTGCTCGGCAACCCGGTGGCGTTCCCGGTGGTCGCCTCGGACGCGGTGAAACTGCTCGACCTCGGCCCCGTCGGCGACCAGATGAGCGAGGACCTCAAGTTCATTCAACCGCCCGCGATGCAGCAGGCGCGGCAGCAGAAAGAAGGCGGCGGGCCCGACGCGGCGCAGCTGCAGCAGGAGAACGGGAAGCTCAAAGAACAGGTGCAGCACGCCGAAGCGGTCATGCAGCAGCAGGAGCAGGACCTCAAGGGCGGCGCCGCCAAGATCGCCAGCGCCGAGAAGATCGCGCAGATGAACATCGACAGCAAGGAACGCCTGGCGGCGATGGACCGCGAAACGAAGATCAGCGTCGCCGAGCTGGGCGCCAAGGTCGACCGGCTGCAGCTCTTCCTCGAGGAACGCGGGCGGATCGGCGCGCACCTCACCGACGCGGCGTCGCAGGCCTCGACCGAGCTCCACGAACACACGCAGGCCGAGCTCGATCGGGCGGCCGCGGCCGAGGCGGCGACCCGCGCGCAGGCGCACCAGGTCGGCATGGCGGCCGCCGGCGCCGGCGCCGCGAGTGACGCGCAGGCCGCCGGGCACGCCAACACCCTCGAAGTGGGGCAGCAGGCCGCGGATCTCGCGCCCGCGCCGGAACCGTCGACGGGCGAATAACCAGGAGGGCGAGCATGGACTATCGAGGCGAGGGCGCGGCAAATAGTTACAACCAGACCAACGTCGGCACCGCGCTCGAGAAGAGCAGCAGTGTCATCCGCGACGGCGTCAGCTACGCGGAGCAGACCCTGAGCGAAGTGCACGAGGCGATCGCGCAGCTCGAGAAGCGGCTCGAGACGGTGCTCCAGCCGGTGCCGCCGCAAGTCGAGGTCAATCGGAACGCCCAGCCCAGCGGGCCGGCGGTGTCACATCTGGCCGGGCGGCTGGTGATCCTCAACGATGGGTATCAGCAGGCGGCGCGTCGACTGCGCGACCTGATCCAGCGCGTCGAGGTGTAGGCAGCGGATCGCTCGACTGCGGCATAGTGGACCGTCTGACGTTCGACGTGTAGAAGGCTGACCCATGAAGTAGCACGAACGATTTGCGCGCCTGGCTAGGGGATACCCGATCGGCGCTTCGCCCAGCGCTGCCAGGCACGACAAGGGCCACACGAGAAGCGGCGTGTTGCGCTCCCGGAAATATCGGGAGCCGCGGCACGCCGTTTTTCGTTCTGGTCACGACCACCGGGCGACACGCGCGAGGCGACGCGTGCGGAGTGATCGATGGATCCGATCGTCGCCGCCGCTGACGCCCTCCCCGCGGCCTCGTCCGCCGCCGCCGATCCGACGCCCGTCGCCGACCCGGTCGACGCGCTCAGTGCGTTGAGCGACACCGAGCTGGCCACGTGGAAGTCGACCGGTGATCTCCCCGACCGTACATCGCCAGTTACGGCGCCGCCAGCAGGTACGCCACCTGCCACGCCTGTGGAAGGACAGGCCGCGTCAACGGACGCGACACCCGGAGCCGCCTCGGAAACGGCCACGCCGACCAAGGGCGCTGACGCCCGCATTCCCGAGCTCCTGCGCGACCGTGCGGAAGCCCGAGAGCGCGCCGATCGCGCCGAACGCCGCCTCGCCGAGCTCCAGCGCCCCGCCCAGCCGTCCGCCGACGCCCGACCTGCGGCCTCGTCCGCCGCCCCGGCTGGTCTCGTCAAACCCGACCCCGAGACGTTCCCGTACGGCACCGCCGACCCCGGCTACCTCGAAGCGCTCGCCGACTACAAAGTCGACGCGCGCCTGGCGACCGAGCGCGCCACCTGGGAAGAGGGACAGCGGCAAGCCCGGGCCCGCGATGAACACACGCGCGTGATCTCGGCCTTCGAAGAGAAGGCCGCGGCCGCGCGCGCGCTGCACCCGGATTTCGACGACGTTGCGATGAAAGCGACGACCGACATCCCGCCCGGCAGCCTCGCGGATTTGTTCGTGCTCGAGAACAAGGCCGACGAGCTCGGCGTCGGCGGCGCCGAGATTCTCTACTTCCTGCAGCAACCCGCCAACCGCGGCGAGCAGAAGCGCATTCTCGCGCTCCCCACGATGGACCAGATGATCGCGCTGGTCCGCCTCGGGGATCGCCTGAAAGTCGGCGCGCCTGCCTCCGCGACATCCGTCCCGCCGCCACCCCCTGTCCTGTCGACGCGCGCCACGCCCGGTGATCCGGTCGACGGTGCGTTGGCGATGGGGGACAGCGACGAGGGCACGGGCGCGTACATCCGGGCGCAGAACGCCCGCGATCTCGCGGCCCGCAAAAGGTAACCCATGCCCGCTCCGAATAGTTTCGACGTCAACGACTTCCTCGCGCGCGAACAACTGCGCGTGATGACCAACAAGCTCGTGATCTCCGAGTCGTTCTCGACCGCCCAGAACAAGCTCTTTA